CCTCGACGAAGACCAAATGCTCTGGCCCATGAGCAAGCGCATGGTGCTGGCGCCGTTGCCTGCAGGCCGTGGCGGAGTTGGCAAGATTGTTGCTGGTGTGGCGCTAGTAGCGCTTGCGGTTTTGTTGCTTCCTGGCGCCCCTCTTGCTGGCGCTCTGGGATTCTCGATTGGCGGTCAAGCTGTTGCCGCAATCGGATCCATCAGTCTCTCGTTGATCTTCGGCGGCGTAGCCGAACTGCTCACGCCCACGCCCAAGATGCCCACGGTAGGTGGTGCCGTTGGCGGAGGTCCCACCGAAGGCCGCAGCGAAGAACAACTCAAGAGCTTCACATTTGATAAAAGTAACGCCAACACGCTCCAAGGCGAAGTGGTGCCAGTGCTCTATGGCGAGCGCATCATCGGTGCCCTACCTGTTCTCTCCTTCGGCCTCGAACTTCAGAACTCGCTGTGATGGATAACTACGAAGGCAACGAACTGGAACTGCTCCCTGAGATCAGTGGCGCTGGTGGTGGCCGCAGCTCCTCACCGCCGCAGGTCACTCAGAACGTCACCGTTGTGGCGCCCACGCGCCAGCCGGTGGAGGAAGCCAACAACCTTTTTTCCGTTGCGTTCGCCAAGACCGTCTACGCCATCGGCGAGGGCGAAATTGAAGGCTTCCCCAACGGCGCCGAAAAAGACATTTACTTGGACTCCACGCCAATCCAAAATCCGGATGGCACGTACAACTTCACTGGCTACAGCCTTGACAGCCGCACCGGCACCGACGAAACCCAAACCCCAATGCCGGGGTTCAGCACCGTCGAGAACGCCGTCGGTGTAGGCATCGCTGTAACCCAAGCCGTTGGACCAATCACCCGCACAATCACCGACGTTGACGTGGAGCGATGCCGCGTCATCATCAGCCACCCGGCCCTGCAATCAAGCAACCAAACCAACGGCGATGTCACTGGCACCAGCGTCAGCTACCGCATTGCCGTATCTGCCAACAGCGGCCCCTATGTCACGGTGGCCGAGCCCACCGTCAGCGGCAAATCCAGTAGCCAATTCCAACGCGCCTATGAGTTCGACCTAGCCGGCACTGGCCCCTGGAGCATCCGCGTCACCCGCCTCACAGCCGACAGCACCACGCCCTACCTACAAAACGGCATCACCTGGCAGAGCTACACCGAGATCACCGATGAAAAATTCGCATACCCCAACACCGCAGTCTTAGGCGTCAAAGTCGATGCTCGCCAGTTCACTAGCATCCCAGACGTGTCCGTGCGATTGCGCGGCAAGCGGGTTCAGATCCCCACCAACTACAACCCAGTCACCCGCACCTACACCGGTTTCTGGGATGGCACCTTTACCACTGCCTGGACCGACAACCCCGCTTGGATCTTCCGCGACATCGTAATTAACCAGCGATTTGGCGTTGCACGTTATGTGCCAACAATCGCTATTGACCCTTGGTATCTGTACACCATTTCGCAGTATTGCGACGAGCTGGTGCCTGACGGCGCAGGCGGTACTGAGCCTCGCTTCACCTGCAATGTTTACCTGCAAAGCCCTGGCAGCGTCTACGAAGTCCTCAACGCTCTCGCCTCCTGCTTCCGCGGCCTGATCTACTACAGCCAAGGCAAGCTCTACCTGACGCAGGACCGCCCCCAAGAAGTGGTCCAGCAGTTCAGCGAAGCCAACGTCATCCAAGAGGTGGACGACTCCGGCCAGGTCACCTCCCCCTGCTTCAACTACACCGGCACCGCCAAGACCGCCCGCAAAACCGTCGTACTGGCCAACTGGGACGACCCCAATCAGGTCTATTCCAGCGTTAGCGAATACCTCCAGGACGACACCCTGCTGGAGCGCTTCGGCTACAACCCCATCGACCTGCGGCTGCTGGGCGTCACCTCCCGCGGCCAAGCACTGAGGGCCGCCAAGCACACGCTCTTCTCCAACCGCTACGAAACTGAAAAAGTCAACTTCCGCATCGGCGCCGAAGGGCTGGCTGCCAGCGTCGGTGAAATCATCCAAATCGCTGACCCCCTCAAGCAAGGCCAACGCCTCGGCGGCCGGGTTACTGCAATTACCGGCAACGTCATCACGCTTGATGCCACTCTCAATCTCAACCCAGCGATTGCCTACACGCTGACGCTGGTAATTCCTGACGGCGAAACGGTCACTAATCCAGACGGCAGTATTACTAATCACCCAAAACTCCAAGAGGTCAACGTCCTTTCCTATTCGATAGCCGCTAACGGAAACACAACCGTTACTTGCGACAGCGTTATTACCAGTCAAACAGGCGCCCTATGGGTGCTCGAGTGGAACGCCATGAGCGCTGCGCTCTATCGCGTCATCTCGCTGGCCGAGGTGGATCCGCTGGTCTACCAAGTCGAGGCCGTTCAATACAACGCTTCCAAATACGACTACATCGACAACGATCTCCCGGTCGCAGTCCCTAAGGATCGGTTCACCCTGCAGCCAGCGCAGCCAGTCACCGACCTTAGCGCCGGCCTCGTCTTCCGCAACAACCGCACCCAAATCGATGCCATCTGGAGGGCGCCACAGCTGAACGGTGCCGACAGTTTGGCCGTGCGTTCGTACTCCTATCAATGGCGCAATGTCGGCGCGACCGAATGGAGCGATATCTACACCACCAGCACCCCCAACGCGGCGATCTCCGTTCCCGATCACGTTTACGGCAACACCTATGAGGTGCGTGTCGCCACGTCGGATCGCCTCGGCAGGCAAAGCGACTGGGCGGTGAGCAGCGTTGCTGCGTTTGAAGCCATCCCCGATCTCAGCGACCCCGCATTCAATGCCGTTGTCCGCCACCAGAACCAGCCCGACGGCACCCAGCTGCTGATCGTTGATGCAGGCATCTGCCCAGTTCCCGAGCGCGTCAACGGTTACCGCATCTGGGCCTTCCCCACCAACGTCCCCACCGTCATTCCCGGAGTCAAACCCCCCGAAGCTGACGGCTGGTACTTCCTGAGCAATATCCCGCTCACCGGCTACTACACCATTGCCTTCCACGCCCCCGGAGACTGGGAGATTCGCGTGGCATTCACCAGTGCCATCTTCGGTGAAACGCCTAGCGACTACCTCTACGACACCGTGGAGCGCAACGAAATCGTCCCGCCCACGCCCAACCTGTTCACCGTCGTCGAAAACACCAACAGCGGCCAAAAGCGTTTCAGTTGGCAGCTGCCCCTGTCCGACTACGGCTCCTGGGATCAGGGCGTGGTATCCGACGTGGTGTCCTACGAAATCCGCTACAAACAAGGTGGCCTAGTCAGCAGCAGCCCCTCTCAGACGTGGGACCTCGGCATCCCGCTGTACTCCGGCGGCGTCTCCGCCCAACAGCAGTGGTTCGAGACCTCACTGTTCGATACCGACACTTGGACCGTGATGGTGAAGTCGGTGGACGCGACGCAGTGGCGTAGCGACGACCCCGCATTCATCCTCCTCAACATCGGCGCCCCTCCTGTTAGCAACGCGGTCTACGAGGAGGTTATAGACAACACCACATGGCCTGGTGCATACATCAACGCCCAAGTCACGGACAACTATTTCCTAATCACCCAAAGCGGTGATCAGCTTGTTACCCAAAGCCTCGACCTGATCACAGGCGACACTGGCGTGCCCGCACTTCAGCAAATCAACCCAGCGTTGGATAGCTACTACACCTGGAACTTCGACAACAACTTCCTTGAAAGCAGCCTGCTGGTCAGCACGAGCGCCCAGGCCAGCTACCAGCACAGCGTTGGCGCATTGACCGGCGCCGATACCTCCATCTTCCAAGAAAACGACAACGAAATCTGGCAGGAGAACGGCGACCCCTTCTACGCAGAACAGCGCACCTACACCGCCGGTGAACTCAGTGGCGAGTCCAGCGGTATCCTCCACCCCTACGCCCCCTACGAAAAATTGATCGAGGATGTGTATGCAGTACAGACACTCTTTCGTAGTGTTGATGGCGTCAGTCCTGGTGCATTAACAGCACTCAGCTTCCAGCTCGACTACCCCGACGTAATTGAAAACGTTGAGGATGTCACCATCAGTTCTAGTGGAGCAGGCACCGCCATTCCGCTCACTAAGCCGTTCCGCTCGGTTAAGTCGGTGCAGGTCACATTGCAGGACAGTGGGACAGCAGCAATCAACGCTATTGTGCTAACCAAGTCAGTTAGCTCGGTGACCGTAAAATGTGTGAACAGCAGCGGGTCGGCCGTGGCTGGCCTAATTGACCTGACCGTGGTGGGCTACTGATGGCTGGATTACGCATCTCACAACTGCCCGCCGGAACAGCGGTTGCCGCAGCTGACGTTTTTCCATTCAGCTCGATTAGCGGCAGCGAAACCCGCAAGGTCACCGCAGCCATCCTCAGCATCGCGCTGGGACTGCAGGGCAACTCCACCGGCCCAACTCAACCCAGTGCTCCGACGAACGGTCAGCTGTGGATGGACACCAGCACCAACCCGCCGGTGCTCAAGACCTGGAATGGAGCCACTTGGACGATCATTAGCTTTTTGCCCGGCAGCTCGATCATCACCAGCCCCGCAGCAACGGGCCCGTCATCACCTCAACTAGGCCAGCTCTGGCAGGACACCAGCCAGACGCCCGACGAACTGAAGATGTGGGATGGCAGCAACTGGGTGCGGGTCGATCCCCAAGGAATCACGCAGACCGCTGGCGACGCCCGCTATCTGCAAATCGCCGCAGCCGCCAGCACTTACCTCGCCCTTAGCGGTGGCACGCTGACCGGCAACCTCACCCTGCCTGGTGTCCCTACAACCACCAACATGGCCGCCACCAAGGGCTATGTGGACACCCAGATCGCCGGAATCCCAGCAGCGTCGGACATGACACCCGCCGGCACGGTGATTTATACCGCCCGTACCACGGCGCCGACTGGCTACCTAAAGGCCAACGGCGCCGCGGTAAGTCGCACCACCTACGCCACGCTGTTTGCCGCCATCGGCACCACCTATGGCGTGGGCGACGGCAGTACCACATTCAACCTGCCTGACCTGCGAGGCGAATTTGTCCGTGGCTTCGACGATGGCCGCGGTGTAGACAGTGGGCGGGCGATGGGTTCGAGCCAAGTCGCCGCTTTTGCCAGCCACACACACGGCGTTAGTGATCCTGGACATGGTCACTCAGTAAATGATCCTGGCCACAGCCACAGCGTCTCTGTCTATATGAACCGGATTGCGTCTCCCTACGGCGCAGGTACTACCCACGTTTCAGGTGCCGGCACAAGCAGCGTAGGAACCACCGGTAGCGGAACCGGCATCAGTGTTAGTGGGAGCGTAACCGGTATCAGTGTTGGTAACAGTGGCGGCACCGAAACCCGGCCTCGCAACATCGCCCTTTTAGCTTGCATCCGCCACTAATATGTACGGTATTATTTACTGCATTGAAAACTGCATAAACGGCAAAAAGTACATAGGGCAGACGACCACGCCTCTATCAAAGCGCTGGCATTGCCACAGGTACGAGGCAAAAAGAAACAAACTAAAAATGCCGATTTATTCTGCAATTCGTAAATATGGCGAAGAGGCTTTTGTTATCTATCAAGTTGCATGGGCAAGGGACTTGGCAGAGTTAAACAAACAAGAAATCTTTTTTATCAGCCACTTCAATACGATGTGCCCTAACTGCGGGTACAATGCAAAGCAGGGAGGTGCCAACGGAAAGCTTAGTCAAGAGGCTCGTAAGCGCATGTCTGAGTCGAGAAAGGGTGAAAAGCACTGGGCGTACGGGAAAAGCCGATCGCCGGAACATCAGGCAAAGCTAACGGCCGCTCGACGCAACAGAGGGCCTGTTTCAGAGGAAACCCGTAGAAAGCTGTCCGAAGCAGGCAAAGGGCAAATCTTCTCAGAAGAAAGAAAGCAGAAAATTGGCGATGCTCGCAGAGGACACGTTATGCCTGAGCACGTAAAAATTGCGCTTAAAGAAGCGAATAAGAAGCGGCCTAATCATCTGCGTAAAGCTGTTATTTGTTTAAATAACGGGCAGATATTCTCAAGTCAAGAAAAAGCCGCGCTATTCGCAAGTGTAAGCAATGCTCAAATGTCTCGCGCTTTAAATAAAGGACAAAAATTAAAAAGCGGTCTTGTTTTTGAGCGGTATTTTGATGCCGAATCTGTTTAAGTACGTTACGCTTTAGACTACCTGACCAACGCCCCTACCACTGGAACAATGGCCAACATCAAGATCACCGATCTCACTGCTTACACTGATGCCGCCAGCACCGACGTGCTGCCCATCGTTGATGTCAGCAACGACGTAACCAAGAAAATCAGCATCAGCACCCTGCTGAAAGCCACGCCCCTCGGCTCGGCTGCAGCGCCTGCCATCGCTATCGACGGCGACCCCAACACCGGCATCTACTCCCCCGGCGCCGACCAAGTAGCTATTTCCACTGGTGGGACGGGGCAATTATTTGTTGCAGCAAATGGGAAGGTTGGCATTGGAACCGCAACACCGGGCGCCAGGTTTGAAGTTCGTGGTGGCTCTGGGCCATACATGTACATTGTCGATGACGGTGCCAACGGAGGCGCCTTTGTAGCAGAAGCAACTAACTCTGTCGTAAATGTCGGTTCTACTTATTTAGGCTCATCTGCAGTGCCTCTCGCATTTCTTGTGGGGGGAAGTGAAAAAGCGCGCCTGGACTCCAGTGGCCGCTTGGGAATTGGTACTGCGACGCCTAACGTCACAGGATTTGGCAGCACAGTTGCAACGATCAATGTAGCCACCAGCTCGAATGGCGGCCTTGAACTAACCAAGAACAACGTTGCCGCTGGTCACTTCACTGTTGAAGCCGGAGCCAGCAACGATATTCGCGTTGGTGCTGTTGGTGGATCTGCTGCGCTTACATTTCAGACTGGAGGAAACGAACGCGCCCGCATCGACAGCTCCGGCAGGCTGTTGGTTGGCACATCAACGGCAACTAGTGTTGGCGGCGCTTCGGCACTCACTCAAATTGAAACTGGCGCGAATATAGGGCTGTCGATCCTACGCAGAGGTGATGTGCCCATCGTTACCCTTGGGGCAACGGGAGGGGCTGGTACAACTGCTGTTACTAACGGAGCAAATCTAGGGGCTATACGTTTTGCTGGTGCAGATGGGGCAAGTATTGATTCCCTTGCGGCTGAAATAAGAGCATCAGTAGATGGCACCCCCGGCACCAACGACATGCCGGGCCGCTTAGTGTTCTCCACTACCGCCGACGGAGCGAGCAGCCCGACGGAGCGGATGAGGATCAAGAGCAACGGCACGATCAACTTCTCAAACGTTGCTACCTATGCCGACAACGCAGCCGCTATCGCTGGTGGTCTGGCTGCGGGCGATGTCTATCGCACTAGCACGGGCCAGCTGATGATCCGTTACTGATTCACACCACTTACACTTCAGCTACATCACTTGACCCATGGCCAAAACCACCACCCCTGCCACCACCTTCCAGTGGGGCGTTACCCAGCTGGAACGCCACACCGCCGACGGCATTGTGTTCACGGTGCATTACACCGTTGACGCCAACGACGGCACCTATAACGCCGGCGCCTACGGCAGCATCGGCCTGGAACAGCCCGAGGGCAACATCATCCCCTTCGCTGACCTCACCCCCGAGATCGTGATCGGCTGGGTGCAAGAAAAGCTGACCGCCGAGAAGGTGGCAGAGATCGAGGCCGCCCTCCAGAAGCAACTGGATGAGCAGCGCCATCCCACCGTCGCCCAGGGCCTGCCGTGGCAGTAAAAGCAAAGGCCGGCCTATCTGGCACAATCCGCAAAGAGCCGGTGCCCAAAACCACCAGCATCGGCCAAGGCGCCCGCAGCCGTCCCCGGCGCCGCGGTAAGAAAGCTTGGAGAGGTCAAGGACGCTAAGCTGAACTTATGGCTATCTCGCCCGGCACTTACAACATCAGCCTGCAGCGCCGGGCGGACTACAGCATCACGCTGCAGTTCAAAGACAGCACCGACGCACCCATCAACCTGACGGGCTGGACCGTCGCCGCCCAAGCCTGGAACCAAGCCCGCACCAGCAAATACGCCGACTTTGCGGTTACCTACACCAACCGCTCCACCGGTACCGTCGCCATCGCCCTGACCGACGACCAAACAGCTATCTTCCCTGACGAGGCGTACTAC